GTTTGCCGTAATGTAGTGTTAGAAACATGGGAGCAAGAACAAGCAATGAATCCCAATAGAATTATACGCACCAAAGACATTGGTGACGGAAGATCAGAGGTAAGTTAATGATTAATTCAAAACGAGTAGGATTTACAGCGTCAACATTTGATCTGTTGCATGCCGGACACGTGGCCATGTTGAGAGAAGCCAAAGAGCATTGTGAATTTCTAATATGTGCTTTACAAAACGATCCGACCACTGATCGGCCAAATAAAAATCGTCCTGTGCAAAGTATTGTAGAACGTCAATTGCAGTTGATTGGATGCAAGTATGTGGATGAAGTTTGGGTGTATAATACTGAAAAAGATCTTGAAGATTTACTGTTGGTATTGCCAATTGATGTTCGTATTTTGGGAGTTGAGTATGAAGGTAAGGAATTCACTGGTCGAGAAATCTGTCACAAACGTGGTATCGAATTGTATTTCAATGGACGAGACCATAGCTTTAGTTCTAGTGAATTAAGACAAAGAGTATTTTGTGCAGAAGGATCCAAGCAACAATTAGAAAAAGATGGTTACTTTGGACATATCCCTGACGATACCGGTGGTCCTAGTAATAAATGATGTTATATGTAAATGGCGATAGTCATAGTCTAGGTGCTATGAAAGATAAATCTGTAGGGAAATCTTTTGTAGATTTAATTGCCAATGAATTTAACTTGTCAGTTATAAATCAAGCACAGGCTGCATCAAGTGCAAGTCGCATAATCAGGACAACAAGAGATTTTTTTTCTAAAAATGATCCTAAAGATATTATTGTTTTAATAGGATGGGGAACATGGGAAAGAGAAGAATGGGAGTATCAAGGCAAATATTATGATGTCATGAAAAATTGGTATACTCATTTACCAGAAGAGTTACACAACTGTTATGATAATTGGGTCAAATTATTAACTCCGGATCTAATAGATCAAAAATCAAGACATATACACAAAGAAATATACGGTTTACACCAATATTTGCAAGAATTAAAAATACCACATTTATTTTTTAATTGCATGTACAATTTTTTTAGTATCAAAGAGTCTGAAATGTTAGACTGGAACAATTGTTATATAGGTCCTTACAATAATGATTTAAGTTACTATTGGTATTTGACTAAAAAACATTTTGATAGTGATCGTTGGTATCATTTTGATGCATCCGGGCATCAGGCCTGGGCAGATTTTTTAATTGATTATATAAAAGAAAATAAATTACTATGATACTATATGTCAACGGCGATAGTCATGCTGCGGCTGCAGAAGCTGTAAATCCTTATGCATTTGCCGAAGACGATAGTCAATATTTTTATATGGGTCGGTCAGCACATCCAGATAATTTAGCAGTGAGTTGGGGGAAATTACTAAGTCTGTCGCTACGTTCAGGATTTCATTGCGCAGCCGAAAGTGCAAGTAGTAACACAAGAATCATGCGCACCACACGCGAATGGTTGGCCAATCGCTCAAACAATAATGACATTTTAGTTATCATACAATGGTCGACTTGGGAACGTGAAGAATGGCTAATTGATGGAACATACTATCAGATTAATGCCTCTGGCATTGACCATGTTCCGCCCGGTCATCAGCAACAGTACAAAGAATACATAGCTAGTATTGACTGGCAACAATGTACAGAATCTGCACACAAAGAAATCTGGGAATTTCACAAAGAATTACAGGCACAAAACATTCGTCATGTGTTTTTTAATGGCAACAATGATTTTTCTCAAGTTCCAGATTCACAACAAAAAGTCTGGGATATGTGCTACATTGCACCTTACGATCCCACAATGACATTTGATTATATTGTCCGAAAACAAGGATTCGAAACTGTTGCACCCAATTCATGGCATTTTGGGCAAAATGCCCATAGCTTTTTTCACCGTTTTATGTTACAATACATTATTGTTAATAACTTCATTTAAGGTGTTTTATGCGCTATGTGCTGATTGATACAGCCAATATGTTTTTTCGTGCAAGACACGGTGCTTTTCGTGCCAGTGATCCTTGGGAAAAACTAGGATTTGCTCTGCATATAACCCTGATGGCTGCTAACAAGGTTGCTCGTAGATTTGAAGCTGATCATGTGGTTTTTGCACTCGAAGGACGTAGCTGGCGCAAAGATATATACAAACCTTACAAAGCCAATCGTGCAGTGGCCAGAGCTGCCTTGACAGAAGCCGAAGCCGAAGAAGATAAAATGTTTTGGGAAGGCTATGATGAGCTAACTAAATATTTGAGCACACGAACCAATTGTAGTGTCATTAGACATGATGTCGCAGAAGCCGATGATATTATTGCTCGTTGGATAGCACTACACCCACAAGACGAACATATTATTATTTCAAGTGACACAGATTTTGTCCAGTTATTGGCCACCAATGTAAAACAATACAATGGCATAACTGACGAATTGTTGACTTTAGAAGGAATATTTGATGCCAAAGGTAAGCTGGTCATTGATAAGAAAACTAAACAAGCAAAAACCTGTCCGGATCCGGCCTGGTTGTTATTTGAGAAGTGTATGCGTGGAGATAGCTCAGACAATGTATTCAGTGCGTATCCTGGAGTTCGTGAGAAAGGAACAAAGAATAAAGTTGGTCTCCGCGAGGCTTTTGGAGACAGAGACCGGCAAGGATATTCTTGGAACAATCTCATGTTGCAACGATGGACAGACCCAGATGGAGTAGAACATCGTGTTCTGGATGATTACGAACGCAACCGTACCTTGATTGACTTAACTGCACAACCTACAGAAATCAAACAACAAGTTGATGCTGCCATTTGCAAACAAATATCACACAAAGACGTAGGCCAAGTGGGCGTTAGGTTCATGCAGTTTTGCGGCCGATACGAATTGAACAAATGCAGTGATGCGGCAGACCAATTTGGACGTTGGATGAATGAAACTTACAAAGGAGTGCTTGATCATGTTAGTAGCTAAACCAGTGATTGACAATGAATTTTGGATATTACAACAAGACAATCGCAAGGTAGGAAATGTTGAAGCCTGTGCTGACGGGTATCAAGTAAGATTCAACAATCAAATTGCACAGTACAAAACCATCAGCATGGTTGAGGAGCGATTCAAAATTCGATTTGAACGCGCCACACCAACACCAACAAAACCAGATGTTAGTTTGGTTCACGGATATCCTGCACAAGGTCGAGTACATAATCCTGTGTGGGATGTTCGACACAGATTACCAATTTATACCAAAAACAACAAAAGCAAATCATGGTTTGCTGCTGGCTGGTACTCAGTGAAAAAAGGTCGTACCTGGAAGACTGTGCAAGATCCTAAACTCATTGTACTAGAACGATATCCTTATCGTGGCCCATTTTATACCAAGGACTTAGCCAATGACCAATCCATTTAGAGATCAAGAAAAATTTATGCGAGCTTGTGAACAGACCGTCGACGAGCACAATTTAGATCAGTTTATGATGTATGTCAAATTGATCACTGAAGAAGTAACCGAACTCGGTGAAGCCCTGGCCAAGGCCGACGACGTTGAAGTACTAGATGCCTTGATTGATATATTAGTTGTAACGATCGGAGCAATACATTCGATGGGTGCTGATGGTGAAGGAGCTTGGAAGGAAGTCATGGGCACTAACTTTGCCAAGATCGATAGGGTAACTGGTAAAGTACGCAAGCGTGAAGACGGCAAAGTACTCAAGCCAGTGGGATGGACACCTCCTGAATTAAAGCAGTTTTTACGATGATACACATACAAAGATTTGTCGAACGACTACAAGGATTTGATGCCAAAGGTTCGCAAAATTTTATGATGACCATGAAGGATGCCAAAGATCTACATGCTGATATAACAAAATTGTTGCTAGCCCTGCAAAATAATCAAACAATTTCTCCAAATGAAGTGGTCGAAGTACAGATCACTGGTGGCAAATTCTAAAACTGCATATATTTAGAGATAAATAAATGTAGGAGTTTAATGATGAGCAGACCCAAGCCCAGTGTTATTATAGAGCAAACAAACCGTACCACTTACAAAAGTGAGCAGGTGTTGGCCAGCGAAGGTGTGTGGGCTGTGTTCTATGATACCAAACCAATCAATTTAAAAACTTCCAACCTATTGGTTCAATATCCTGGACCCAAATATAAAAAAGTATCATTCTCCAATCCAGGACACGCAAAAAATCTTGCCAAAAAACTCAACACACAATTCAAAACTGACAAATTCACAGTGGTGTTGCTGAAAGAAGGCCCTCAGGTATATCCTTGATCAGATGGACAAAAAAAGTTTAATTGTATTTGGAGATAGTTGGGCACAAGGTTCCGAACTACTTGCAGGCGAAAAAACATTTGGTGAACTTGTATCTGAGAAGTTAGGGTTTGATTATTTTTCTAACTATGCAGAACCAGCATCGTGTATAGCGCATTTAATTGTTCAATTAAAAAGTTTTTTGAAAAAAAATTCTGATGTTAGCAAAGATTCATCTAAATTTGCGGCTATATTTTTTTTAACTGCACAAGATCGTTGGATGAATAATATTAATGGAGATTGGATATTTTACAACGCTGGTAGTGGATATTCGCCCAACGGAAAATACAGAAAAGAAGCAGATGCAACCAATGAGTATTATTGGAAATATTTTTATAATCAAGAACAATCGCAGATCATAACCAATAGCAATATTATTGCATTACAATCAATTTGCCAACAACACGGAATACAAGATTTTTATATAGCAGGATGGCAACAATTTGATTTGTGGCCGGAAGTTAATCATTTAAAAATATATAAGGATGGTAAAATTAGTTGTGCTGATTTGTTTAATTTAAAAATATATCTGGATAATCATGCAATTAATATAGATAATAAAAATCCCTACATATATCCTAATAAAAGTCATCCAAATCAACAAGGTCATCGGCTGATTGCCGATCGGTTGGTTGAATGGATTGCAGGTGCGTGACAAAAAGCTACTGACTCAAACACTGGTGGCCGAGCTGCCAGAACATCTTGGAATCACTGCGGAAGATGCCTATGCCACATGGTGGGCCAATCTACGTTCAGGCGGAGGACTTAGACTAACCGATCGTGGCTACGAAATATTTTGCGAGCACCTGGATCTTGAACATCATCACTATTCACTGGAACCGTTTCGCATCACAATGACTCATGTGTTGGCCTTGGATCGCAAATTGCAGATGCCCTACTACATTGTGGGTAAGAAAAAGATACCAGTGGATCTTGTGATGTTTGGCAGTCGGGAAGCCATGCTGGTGAATCTATACGGCGATTTGGATAAGTTTTT